AGAAACATAAGCTAGGTTTGATTCGAGTTACAGGATACAACTATCCAGGAAGAGAACACTGGGCTGTCTACGAAGACATTGGTGAAGATCCAAAAGGTAGATACTTTCTTACTGAACCAGAGTGGGGTAACGTAATAGATCTCACTGCGCGGCAGTTCGTAACTACTGTTCCAGCTCGCTATGAAGACGAGTGTCTTGCTTGGGTTGAAAGCGCGTGCGGTTGGCTCAATGACTCGCTGGTATACGAGATCTATCTTACACATGACTCGCAAGCTACACCTGACCATGTGGGTGAGCTACGCATCGATGATAGTGAGAACTACAAGGGCGTAACCTATGCGGCGTTTGCCAAGGAACCTTCTTAACCTACCTGATATAATTATCCTAACGACACCCCGAAGGAGGGACAAATGACAGTATCAATAGAGGCAGTTAGGTCTGCCATCGAAAGCGGTGAGTTGGACAAGGACCTCGGTGCATTGAGTACTTTGGTCACTACCCGTCTTGACTCAATCCGTGCCACAAAATCTACCACTGATTTTGGAATTGGCGACAAGGTTCGATTCAACAGTCACTGCGGTACGCGGTACCTCGTTGGAGAGACTGCAAGAGTCACAGGTCTAAAGAGAACCAAGATTGTGGTTCAATTGGATAAACCTCAAGGTAGGTTTGCCCGATATACCCCAAGTGGTGTGGAATCTGCCAACATTACAGTTCCCATCTCAATAGTCGACCCAGCATAAGTTTGATAGGTTGTTCCTAAGCTTACCGCATTGTGCGGTAGGTTTAGGATACAATTAGACTTGACCTTTTGGGAGAACCTCTTGACAACACTTGCCGCTTTTCAAGGTAATGGCTGGGCAGTCATTGGTTGTGATTCACGAGCTAGCGATGAAGGTGGTCGCGCAATGGATCTTGCAACTCCAAAGGTTGTTGCAAATGGCGAGTACCTTATTGCAGTATCTGGAGCTTCGCGCGGTGGAAACATCTCGCAATTTGGTTGGACACCACCAGCTGTTCCAAAGAACATTACGCAAGATGGTCTCGATAAGTTTATGACACGCACATTCATTCCTTCACTGCGTCACGCATTTCAAGATGCTGGCTACGATGCAAAGGACGATGGTGATGCCGCGTTTCAAGATTCGAACCTAATCATAATGATTCGCGGAATTATCTATCCAATCTTCGAGGACTACTCATGGGATAGAGAGGTGCGACACATCTATTACGGAGGTTCAGGTGGAGATGTAGCTCTTGGCTCAATGGTTGCCCTTGGAATCGATAAGCTAAAGGATAACCCAGAGAAAGCTCTAAAGGTTATTGAAAAGTCGATTGCGGTTGCGTGCGAGTGGGATGTATACTCAAAGCCACCTATCATTACTCGAATTCAACATGGAAAGAAGCTAAAATGAACTTCATTCATCTTTACAGTGCCGACAACGAGTGGATTGGCCAATTTCACTCCGTTGAGGCTATTGAGACTTATCTAGGAGAGAAGGGAGCGGACATAAACGACTACAAGCTTGTGATTGGCGCTTCTAAATATCCACCTGCCTGATATAATTAGCCTTACCTTACCACAAAGACGAAAGGACGCGGTATGAGCTTAGAAGACCTAAAGAACGAAGTCTACGTAGTAGAAACTCCAGTATGCACCTGGTGTGATAAACCTGGGATTGTAGAAGTTCCAGCTCCAGGATTTTTTGCTCGCCAACTTGGTGCGGCAATACAAGATGCTTACCCAGACTTAGATAAGTCTTTACGCGAGCAACTCATGACTGGCTACCACCCATCATGTTGGGATGAAATGTTTGGAGGACACGCATGATACCTCTACTACTTGTTATTGCGATATGCGTTGGTTCTGTTGCAATTACCCTACTCGCACTTAAGTTTCCCTTAACAATCGGTGACGATGAGTACTAGCCCACTCTACGAGCTCGTGAACGTGTTCCTGCCCGATGGAACCTGGGCAGGACAGTTCATGGACGCCGACACAGCCAAATCCTGGCTGAAAAAACAGGGACACAAGCTGGAAGCCTGCGAGGTGTCTAAGCGGAGCCCTGAGCGGAAGGGCAGAAACGCCCTGGCGGAACCTAGCCCATCTACTTAACCTACCTGATATAATTATCCTATCAACCAGAAAGCCTGGGAGATAGGAGTAGGAAAATGACATACGGACTACCAGATAGCGCGGTACTTGGTACTGCCAAACGTCTAAACAGCTCTGTCAAGCGCAAGAAAAAGAGGAGCGATATGGAAGGCTGGGATGACGCGTTGCGTCTAATCGTAAAGAACGAAAAGACTGCTGCTAAAATCATCACCGGAGTCTACATATTCGTTGGAATCTTCGTTGCGGCAACAGTCATATACCTGCTCCCTTGGTAATCTACCTGATATAATTATCCCAACAACGACGTACTACGAAAGGTACCAAAATGAAGACGTGTAAGACATACAAGTGCGAGAGCACAGAGCTAGTGTACTCAGGAACTGATGCGTTCATGCTCGGTGGAATCCAGACTGAAACCTGGTGCTACAACTGCGCTAACGCCTTCAACCAAATCTCCCGCGACATGGAAGCATTGCGCGAACAGCAAGAAAGATCTTCGTACCTAGCAGCGTTCGGAGTAACGAGCGACTAGTCGCACCTACCTGATATAATTATCCCAACGCCGGAACCTCCGGCAAATGACGAAAGGATTCCCCAGATGAAAATAAATAACTTCAGAGGATACCGTTACCGCCGCTATGGCGCAGCACTAATCGTAGCAGCAGTAGCTTGGTTTCCATACGCAGCTCATACATTTTTTATCTTCCCAAGTCTACTCGCACTCGTTGCGGCAGCAGTTCTCGTACTTGGTGGATGTATTCCACTTCTAGTATTTGCGCTTCACTGCTTCAACGTTGCCGACGACGAATTCAACCAACTCAAGAGATAAGGAAGCACACATGGAACTAGTAATTGAAAACTGGGAGCTAGGTCTCTACATTCCCAACACAATTGAACTGTACCTTCGCCTATGGGTACTTGCAGCTGTTGCGGCAGTGCTTGTAGCTCGCAAGATCTATAAGTACAAGAAAGATCAAGTAAAGGTTGAACCAATACTTGGGGTAGCATACAAGAAGTGAGATTCATTGCTGCAAGCCAACGCATACCTCGTCGAAGAGACGACAATCGTTTTGAGATCTGTATCTCCTGTGGCCACTACATCTACGTGGCTCAGGAGATTCAGTTCGTGCCGCTAGGCAATAAGGCGAAGGGCAACTTCAAGATGTCCGCCCGCCACATTGACCACGTGGATTGTCAAGTGTCTATCAACATTGGGCTACCTTCCAGTGAGTATGGACCACGACGCCAGATGGTTTTGGATAAGGGTTTACAAGAATAAGGATTCAGGATAAAGTTCTACCAAACAGGAGGATGAAATGACGCGAGGTACGATTCAACGTGAACAGGTATACGTCTACGACACCTGCCAACAATGCAACGATACAAACGTACTTGTCTACGAGTGTGGCGAACAGCTTCTGTGCGCGGAACACTCGCGCCAATACGCTCGTTCACATCCACTGCTTCCATACTGTGATAGATGTAGTAAACAAGAAAAGGTATTCCGCGACCCATCGCATCGACGCAACGAGTATCTCTGCATGAGCTGTCACGCTGATGATGGATTTCTAATTCGTGATTCAGTTACAGGTCGTGCCGTCCTTGAGACTTTGAAGCTAGAGGACAAATAGTTTTGGGTAGCCCGCAGCTGCGGTTACTCGAAGAGGCCGAGGATCTTCACAGGAAGTCCCGAGCCTGGTTGGAAACAGCCGAACCAAACGAAATACAGACGAAAGGTACTAACGTGACAGAAGCAACACCACAAGCGGCAGCCCAGCTCTACAGCCAGGGCAAGCCAGTAGTTGAGGTCGCTAAGGAACTAGGCATTACCTATGGTAAGGCTCGTAAACTTATTGACGCATCAGGAACAACCATTCGAGACAGCTCAAGCCGTCTCAAGGGCCGCACACGCCCAGTCAAGTAGGAAATCATGCCTAATTGGATTACCAGGCTCCAAGAGCTGGTATGGCCTGCGGTATTGGCCGTGGTATTTGCCGTGCTCTCCGTAGGAGTAGCCTTCTCGTCCCCTGAGAGCCTCTCTAAGGTGGTTTCCTTGGGTATGGCAGGTATAACCATGGCATTGCTTGCTCAAAGGGCATAGCTCGCGCTCCTCTTTCCTGGGCACCTGATATAATTAACCTATACAGCCCAGGAAAGGGGTAGCAAATGACTCAAATGACATTGCCGATTGTGAAGGACGCCGCTAGCGAAAAGCAGGTTGCCTTCATCGATTCATTACTCAACGAGCGTGAGCTTGATGCGATTCAAGTTTCTAGCTTCCGCTCAATGCTTCCAACGCTGACTAAGAAGCAAGCTTCCAGCACGATTGATCTTCTCCTTCGCACACCTAAGCGAGTAGAAAAGGTTCCAGGAGCTACAAAATCACTTCTTCAGGAAGCACTTTCTAAGGCGCCTAAATCTAAGTACGCGGTACCTGTGAGCGAACTTGATATTTCGCTTGAGGATACACCACTAACTGGTGACCTGCTTTTTATTGAGGTAAAGGAATATATGAACAACCTTTACATGCGTCGCCTAACTGGCTCAGTAGGTGGATTTACCCGCCATAAGGTGCCTTCACAGGACTCAATTGTTATCATGAACATTATTGCCAAGGATCCTTACAAGTACACAAAGATCTTTGGACAACACTACAGCTGCTGCGGAAGCTGTGGAGCCGAGCTGACAGATCCAGTTTCAAGGGATTTGCAACTTGGACCTGAATGCCGCAAGAAATTCGGAAGGTAGGTGGTATTATGAATCCTATGGAAGATTCAGCAAAGTATTACAAGTTGACCATCAAGAACAGCGATGGCTCAACCTACATGGTACTTTACGTGGCTGGTGACAAGGCACGTAAGGCTAAGAGCATGTACTCCTTAGACGAGGGATTCATCGTTGATGCCGAGGCTCTGCAAGAGCTACCCGAAGGAGTAGAACTAGACATCGCCTAAGGCGTCTAGTTCACAAACAAACATGAAACAAAAAGGTTCTATTTCTGTCCCTTTTTGTTTCGCTTACACAGGGACTGATGTTATTATTGGTCCCATGACGAAAGGACGTATGACTGATGTGGATATTTACTGAGACCGGATTTGTGTCTGCCGTGCAACATCGAGAGAACCCTGAGTACTTAATGGTTCGTGCACGCGACAGCCAATCATTAGAATCTCTAGCTACGATGATTAGCGTAGAGATCAAAGCAACGCCAGACGCTGACTACCCTTACCGCCTTGTGGCTGCAAAGGAAGATTTCAAGAGCTGGATGAACGACAATATAGATTTCCTTGGATACAGCAACTTCAAAAACCAAGTTGCTATTACCCGAGGAAAGGAATACGCCCATACGTTGGGAAGCGTGTGGTCGACGATGCATGAGGTTGAGGACGAGGCAGCTCGTAATCGACTTCGCGAATATGAATCGTCGTTGGGGTTTAACTGACTCTAGCGCATTCCGCCAAGCCTGCGGGCTTGGTTGTCCCTGTCCCCTAACAAAGGAGGCTAACTAGCATGCACATTTCTAAACAGAAATTGGCAGTGACGTCAGTAGCTTACGCGGTGACACTGATTGCAGTCGCAATGACTGCGTCGTCGCAATTCAAGACTGACTCAGTAGCAGCAGCTACCGAGACAGAACAAGTAAATAGCAAGGAGCTAGCACCAAAGGTCATACCTGAGGTGACAGCAACAGTTCGTACTCCGGCTGAGGTATTTGCGTCCTATCGGAACAGCAAGATACCTTTGACTGGTGGTCAACTCTCAGAGCTTTTAACAGCTGTGGGCTTTGAAGGAGAGGCACACCGGATTGCTTGGGGTATAGCCATGCGGGAATCAAACGCCCGTCCGCTAGCTCTTAACGATAGCAAACGAACTGGTGATAGCTCATATGGCATATACCAAATCAACATGATTAGCGATTTGGGACCAGAACGCCGTAAGAAGTTCGGCCTTATGGCCAACGAGCAGTTATTCGACCCTGTGCTAAATGTGCAGGTCGCATTTCTGATGTCTCGTGGCGGTGAGGACTTCGGCTCTTGGGGCATTGGTCCAAACGCGTATCGTGAAGGTGCGGGCATATCGACACTGAAGCGGCTTAATCAGTACCCAGGTATTGTTAAAGTCAAGCTACCAGAGTAAGGATATATTTCAACCATGAGCGAAAATGAAATCAACGAAGATGGCTACCAAGCCTATGCAGCTGGCGTTCCTGTAGAGGATACGCCTATGCCGCTAGTCGAGGAGCCTAAGGCACCAGAACCAACCCCTGAGCCAGAACCAACCCCTGAGCCAGAACCTGAACCAGAACCAAAGCCAGAGGCTAAGGCTCCTAAGGTACGGGTCGAGGATACGGTAGCTACCCATGTGGTAGGTACAGGAGATCGGGACGAGGTACGCCTAGACGCCTGTGTGTATATGAACAAGTATTCACGCAAGTCTCTTACGGTACATCACCTACAACGCCGCCTTGCGGAGTTGGGCTACGGTGAGGCTAGTTCAGATAAGGATGGCTGGTACGGTGAGCTAACCATGGAGGCCGTTAAGGCATTCCAGGGAGACAACCGCCTTGAGGTAACAGGTCTTATGGACGCTGATACCTTTAAGCGCATCTTCAAGGGCGACCCAAACGTAAAGGTAGTCGTCCCAGAGTAAGCATTAACAACAGCAGGAGGCCTGGCCAACAGCCAGGCCTTCTTCTTTTTTCCTTGGCTGTAGGCCAGCCTATAGGCTACTTGCCTGTAGGTTAGGCACCTAGCCTGCCTGTCCTAGCCTATAGGTATTTCTGTCTTCCTTCCACTAACTACACGTCTGCTAGCTCTCTGCTAGCTGCTAGCTGCTAGCTTCCTAGTTCCTACACAGAAGTTGTAGGCCAGCCTGATGCTCACCTACCTAAGTTACTAACAAGTAACATAGGCATAGGCACCTGACAATCACTATAAGTTACTCGTAAGTAATATAGACAGGCACCTGCCTGTCTTATTGCCTTCAAAGGCATAAAAACAAAGACATAGCAGGCATGCCTAAATCTCAGGAAAAAAGACACTAACAAAACAACAATGCCTGCCTGCCTCTTCTTCCAGGGAAAAATCACAAGTATCTTCAACAACATGCTCGAGACACTTGCACGCAGCTCTCCCTTATACCGTATCCCTCTCTCACGCCCAAGGCAATTAGCCTTAACGTACTGTTTTTTACTCGTCAGTACATAAATGTACCGCCATGGTTCTAAAGCGCAAAATAACGTGTTATAATATCTACATGACAAAGTATATTAAAACCAACCTTGAGCTTCCACAGGAGGTTCATACACAGTTTGAGCAGATCGCCGCAGAGGCTGACCGTAACGCCTACATAAAGGCTCTACGCGAGCGTGGCTGGAGTCTTGACTCTATCGGCAAGTGTGTCGTAGGTCAACTCACCCGTGAGCGCGTGCGCCAGATTTCACATGCAGTTCCAATGAGTGAGGCAATTCGTGTCGCCGCAAGTGGCTATCCAATTCCTGAGCCACCAAAGTATCCAGAGAAGGTTTCACCTAAGTTTATTGAACCGTCTGAGGAAACGTTAAAGCGTCTACTTGAGCTTCAGCCTTATGCGCAACAGGTGCGCTCGTATGGAAAGGCTTATCGCAAGGAGGCTGAGGAATACACGTGGTTAGTCAACTACGCTCACACAGTTGAGGGCGTAACCTTGTATCGTCTTGCAAAGCGTCTTGGTGTTACTCATGGCGCTCTTCGTTTCCGTCTCGTGCGTTATGGATACAAGACTCCGCAGACTGGCGCATCAAAAGCGTACAATCCAATCTTAGAAGAGAATCGCCTAACAGCTTTCAAACCAGAATAGAGTAGTCACATGGCAGAGTCAATGGCAGAGAGAATTGCCAAACTACCTCCAGAGCAAAAGGCGTTAGCGCTTCAAGGATTTGATCCTGAGCGCTTACAGTGGGATTGGTCGTTTTGGGGTCGTCCTGAACAACAACGCCCTGAAGGCGATGATTGGAACATCTGGCTTTATCTTGCAGGTCGCGGTGCAGGTAAAACGCGTACCGCCGCAGAGTGGATACGAGAAGAAGCGAAGTACACAAACAAGGGACAAATACGTTTTGCGCTTGTTGCTCGTACTGCCGCTGACGTTCGTGACGTTATCGTTGAAGGTGAGTCTGGAATCATTAACGTGACGCCTCCAAGTGAGCGCCCGTTGTACGAACCTTCAAAGCGAAGACTAACCTGGCCTAACGGAAACACGGCTACATGTTTCACCGCAGATGAGCCGGATTCACTTCGTGGTCCGCAATTTACACATGCCTGGGGTGACGAGGTTGCCGCCTGGCGTCAAACTCCTGACGCGGCAGGTATGACCGCGTTTGATAACTTACGTGTTGGTACTCGTCTTGGATCTAATCCTAAGATCGTTGTTACAACTACTCCAAAGAGAGTTCCTCTTCTTTACCAACTAATGGCTGAGGCACAAAAAACTGGAAAGGTAATCATTACCCGTGGTTCAACCATGGATAACCAGGGAAACCTATCCACCGCGTATCTTGACGCCATCAAGGGCGTATATGAAGGAACACGTCTTGCGCAGCAAGAACTATACGGCGAGATGCTCTCGGACGTAGAGGGAGCGTTGTGGACACCAGATCTTATTGACAAGGGCCGTGAATCACAGCTTCCAATGGGAACACCATTACGTGTTGTTGCCGTTGACCCGTCGGTCGCAGAAAACCCTCGAGACGAGTGTGGAATTGTAGTTTGTGCGTCAACCGGCGAGCGCGATTTGTATAAGCGTAACTCGTGGGTTTTAGAAGACGCAACCGTTCACGGATCTCCTGACGTTTGGGCAAACAAGGTAGTTCAAATGGCGCGCAAGTGGGGCTGTCCTGTTGTAGCTGAGGTAAACCAAGGCGGAGCGCTCGTTCGCAACGCAATCAACACCATTGATCCGTCAATTAAAGTTTTAGAAGTTCACTCAAAATATGGCAAGGCTTTACGTGCAGAGCCAATTACGCTCGCATATGAGCAAGGTCGTGTTCATCACGTTGGTTACCTTGCAGATCTAGAGAGCCAGATGATCTCGTGGATTCCTGGTGAAGGTAAGTCTCCGGACCGCGTTGACGCTTTGGTACATGCACTTACAGCTTTGCTTATTAAACCTCCTGCTGGCTTCGTTGGTGGAAAGATCACCGCGCGCTCACTTGCTCATCGTAAGATTCCAAACAACCGAACCGGTGGTGTTTTTAGAGTTCGCTAGTGTACACTACGTGTTATCGTGTACCTTATGGAAGAGAAGCGTCATCCTGCTCGTAAGCAGGCACTACCAGAGTCTGAGGCCGAGCTTCTTTCTACCTTATTTGATAAGGAGTTTTACACTCGGGTAAGACAACTCTTTGAGGCAGGTTGGTCTCTTCAAAGCATTGGAAACGCGTGTAATCCTGTTCGCCGTAGATCTACCGTCAAGTTTTGGGTAGCCCGTAATCACGAACATTCTCCCGTAACAACACCTATCCCAACACCTAAACTTAAGACAGGACCTCGCGGTTATGTATCACGACGCCCAGTCTCACCAGGAATTAGTGGAGCAGATCGTAGTCGCATCGAGCAGTTGTCTCCGCTGGCTCGTCGGTATCGTTCTAAGATGACACCCAATTCTCCACAAGCACTTGCCAACGATGAGCTTACAATTATCTGTACTCGTCTCTATGAATCAAATGTTCCAGTTCGCGAACTTGCCGAGGTGGCAGGTGTTACATATCGCGCAATGGCAAGAAGGTTAGGTAAATGAAGATCATGCATGATGTGTTTCCTGCCTTTGTTGGAGTTGCCCAGGCGGGCTTAGTTAATACGGTTCAAGAGCTTTCGTCTGCGCCGATCACCGCAGGTGCCTATCAGTTAACAAAGACACGCATCGTTGTCACCGACGAGGCGGTTATTGTTGCCGTAGATGGTCAAGACGGACCAATGATTGTATTTCGTGAACGGTACACCGAACATAATAAATCAGATAGTAAGACCGAGGACTCATACGTAGTCACGGAAACAGGAAAGATGCTTGCCTACAAGAAGGACGAGAACTGCGGTTGCGGTTCACGTTTGCGCTCGTGGAATCCGTATCGTCACGTGCACTCAAGCCAGGATCCAACCGAATGAAAGGAATAACATATGGAAATCGCGTTTGGTAACTTCATCATCCTAGCGCTTGCAGTCTATCGTGCTAGTCGTCTTATCATCGAGGACACAGTTCTTGATAAGTTCCGCAAGAAGGTCTGGAAGAAGTTTAAGCCAGCCGACGGAGGGATTGGATATCTACTCACCTGTTACTGGTGTGTGTCATTTTGGATCTCATCACTAGTTATAGTTTCCTATATTATAGTACCTATACCAACGATTGCCGTGTGCGCTGTTTTTGCGCTATCAGCAGCCGCAGGAGTTATAACCGCATGGTTGGAAAAATAGTGTCCAACTGTTCCGTTAATCAGGACAAGGAGTAGCAGGTGCCAGTATTTAGCCGCGAACCTAAAAACAATCGCGCTGGACGTCGTAGATCAGCAGCAGCTGTCCGTCGTGCTATTAACTCTCCTTCTCTTTCTCTTAGCTCCATTGCAAACGTTCCAGGTTTTGCTGCACCGGTTCCATATTCATATCCTCGCGGTCTTACCGCTGCCGCAGCGCAGATTCGTCTAAATGACAAGGGCGAGGCTGAGCAATTTCGTTCACGTCGTCTTGCAGGAGCAAATTCCTGGCAGACCGAGGCGTGGGAATACTATGACGCCATCGGTGAAATTAAATACGCGTTTAGTCTTGTTGGATCTGTAATATCTCGTATTCGTCTTTACGCCGCGGTGATTGATAATCCTGCCGAGCCACCATTTCCAGTTCGCAACAGCGACATCATTGATAAGCGCCTAGCGTCTGCCGCAGAGCGTGCAATTGTTCGTCTTGACTCCGCATACGGAGGCCAGGCTGGTCTTCTTCGTGATGCAGCGTTAAACCTAGCAGTTTCCGGCGAGTGCTACCTAGTTCAAATTCCAGAGCGCCGTGGACAGGGACTTCCGGAGACCTGGGACATTCGCTCAGTTGATGAAGTTCAGGTTGATCAAAAAGGCGCATACACAATTATTCCTCGCCGCGAGGCTTCAACACTTACTGGACAAAAAAATGCTGGTCAACTTATCTTGCCAAAGAACGCCTTCGTTGGCCGTATCTGGAGAGCACACCCACGCTACTCTGATGAGGCGGATTCAAGCTTACGCGGTTTGTTAGATCTTTGTGCAGAACTACTTCTCCTCAACAGAACGTTCCGTGCTACAGCGCGCTCACGTCTAAATGCTGGTGCGTTGTATCTTCCGGACGGACTTTCTGTTGCAGGTTCACCAGACCCTGACTATCCATATGATGATGACGACGCGACTAATCAGGAGTTTAGTCCTGAGGAGGCAGCGGACGAGTTTGAAGATCAGTTGATGGATGCAATGACGACTCCGATTCGTGATGAGGATTCTGCATCTGCAGTTGTTCCTCTTATCATTCGTGGTCCTGCAGAGCTTGGCGACAAGATTAAGCAATTTAAGTTTGAACGTTCATTTGATCCTGCACTTGCACAACGTGCAGATCGCGTTCTAGAAAGAATTTTACAAGGCCTTGATGTTCCAAAGGACATCGTTACAGGTCTTGCAAATGTTAAGTATTCCAATGCTCTTCAAATTGATGAGTCACTATACAAAGCACATATCGAACCGTTAATGCTTCTGATTGCAGACGCTATTACAGTTGTTTATCTGCGTCCTTACCTGATTGCAAATGGGTTCGACCCAGCTCAGGTAGAACGCATCTGCGTATGGTATGACCCATCACAGGTGGCTACGCGCAATGATCGCGCGGCCGACGCAGATGCTGGATTTGACAGGGGAGTAATTTCCGGAGACGCGTGGCGTAGATCACACGGATTCACAGAGCAGGACGCACCAACACCAACAGAGGTTGCACTACGTCTTCTTAAGGAGAAGGGTGCAATTACACCTGAACTTACAGAGGCAATGCTTGGAGCTGTCGCGCCTGACGTTATGAAGGCAACTCGTCTTGCATCGCAGGCAACGTCACTTGCACCAATTCCGCCAGAGGTTGAACGACTTCTTAAGGGACCGCAGTCTACAGAACCAGTAGCTGATGAGGCTGCACCAGAAACTATCGACTTAGAAATCCCAGAGACGCCAGCAGAGACAACAGAGCCAACACCGACAACAGAGGTGTAAAGATGTCAATTGAGCCAATTGATCTTTTAGATTCATATGAACCAGTAACCGCTGCGGGCAAAGGCCCGTGCTGGGAAGGCTACGTTCAAGTTGGAATGAAAGAGAAGAACGGCAAGATGGTTCCTAACTGTGTTCCTAAGGACTCTGCAGTTGCCGAGGAGTTTGCAAAGTCTCGTCGCGCACCGAAAAAAGATCGTATCTATGGATCAAAGAAAAATCCAAAAGGTTCTGCGTCAGGTGGAAAGAAAATTACATTTAGCGCTAAAACAGAAGCTACTCTTCGCGACAAGGTTGCAAAACACAACGAGAAGGCGCCTGAAGGTCGTAAGGCAACTCTTGGAATGTTAAAGGCAGTGTATCGTCGTGGATCGGGAGCTTTCTCAAGTTCACATCGTCCAGGTATGACAAGAGATCGCTGGGCGTATGCTCGCGTAAATGCCTTCTTGCGCTTATTAAAAAGTGGTCGTCCTGCAAATCCAAACTACAAGCAGGATAATGATCTTTTACCAGCAAAGCACCCGCGTTCAAGTAAAAAAGACGCGTCGGTAATTGCAGCGCTATACGCGAGTCAAGAACTATACGTTACACTAAAGGACGAGCAAGAGTATCATTCACCAGAACATGCAATTTTTTCTATGGCAGAACTATCTGGAGAAGGCTACGAAATTATCCCTGCCCTACGCGCGGCGTGGCTTCGTGGCGTTCGTGAAAACGAGTCACCGTTTGACCGTGCGGCAGTTCTAGCGTCAGCTCTATACGATTCTAAGGATGCAGATCTTTTACCAATTAAGGAGCCATCTCAAGGTGTATGAACTAATTAACGATATTCTTACACGGAGAGAGAACGCCGTGGTTCCAAGATCAAAGTTTCGTGGAGCAAAAAAGACACTTCGCCAATCCGTACTTGAATTAGCCTCCACTGAAAATAAAAAGGTAACCGCTGAGCGTCGTGTTTCTACGCAATCGGTCTTAGCAGTTGCAGAGCGCTCGCTAAGTAAGACAGCTCATCTTGATGACAAAACTCGTAAGTTTATCGCGTATAAGGAAGTTTCATCATTTATTAACTTAGCACAGACTGGAGAGCTTCCGTCGGGATCAAAGGTGTCTTGCTTTGATCTTTTGCCAATAGGTCACCCTAGCTCTACATCACGTAATGTAATGACGGCGTCCGCGTTACGTCACGCACGTTCTCGCTGGATAGCAGCTGATCCGCGTATTGACGATGAGGCAAGAGAGATCGTCGCGGCAGCATATATGTATGAAAAGGATTCTGTAGAGTATGCACATGCGATTGCCTCATTGCAGGTTCTTATCGCCGGTGGTGTTCCTCGTGAGATGTATTTAACAGCGCTCACCGCTGCATTTAGTTTCGGTGATGGAAACTCTTCAGCTGCTCGCTCAGCGCGTGCAAATCTTCAATGGCGTGACCGTCTAGGTCGCTGGATTGAGATGGGTCGTGGTATTGGTTTTAAGATTAACATTGGTGGAAACAGCGTTCCGATCAATGGAAAGTTTATTGGTGTTGATGGCAAGCGTGGGCTTGTTCAGGTTAAGGGTGATGCAAATCTAGAAGACGGAATTTATCCTGTTGAATCAAGTAACGCTCAAGAGTACAAGGCCCTTTTACCAGATAGCGTAGTTGGAAAACTTAAGGGTAAGCTTTCTTCTATTCTTGAAAAAAGAGCGCAGATCTTCTCTAAGGAAGACATGATTAAGATGCGCATGGACGCGCCTGCTGGTTGGAAGAAAAATGAGGACGGCTCATTTGGATCTGACGATGATTACATTGTAGAAGAAGCTGACGGTAAACTCACACTGTTCCGCAAGGACAAGAACGGCGATAAAGGTTCACAGGTCGGTGAGCCAGTTGATGACTGGGCGCAGATCCAGGATCTTGCTAACGCAGATGAAGAAGATTACGACAAGTTTAAGCGTATCATGTCATCTCCAAGTAATAAGGATGTTCTTCCAGGTTCTGAGGTCGATCCTTACGATAACTTAAATCCTTCTGCAAAAGCCTTTCTTAAGGAAGACGCAGCCAAGAAGGCAGCCAAGAAGGCAGAGCAAGAAGAGATAGCAAGGAAACAGAACGAAGCCATTGATAAGTTTGAAGAAATGCTTGAGCAGGGTAAGGACATCGCAGGTCGTGATATTCCAGAAGGCTGGGAATTTGGAGTTAGCAAGTTTAGGGCAGATGGCATACCTGACATTAACCAATTCCAAAAGCTTGTGCCAAGTGCAGACGGAAAAAATCAAGTAGACATCATCGCTCAAATTGATGATAAAGGTAAGATTCTTTTTGGCCACCGCGCACAGTGGTTCAACAAGGACGGAAACTTTGAAGGATACGACACCTGGGAAGAAGCAGAAGCACAGATTCCTCGCATTGTTGAGTGGGTTGGTGACTCTAAGAGTTTACAGCATAACCCAGATGATCCTTGGCTTAAGGAAACCTTTCCTATTCCTCGTCCAGGAGATGAAACAATTGCTAATCTCCCAGAGACTCCACAAAATAGTACTCCAACATTAGATCAAAACGTTGACAGAGCTATTGAAGAGCTTAATAAGCATGAAGAAGAAGGAACTACTGAAAGCCGTGCTATGGCAATTGGTGAAGTTCAAAGTCTTCTTCAAGAAGGTAAAGAGCTACTTGCCAAGGGCAACGAAGCGTATGCATTAGATAGATTTATAACTGCGGCTAACATTATTGAAGGAGAAGACTACCCAACTGACGGAGTCTTCCCTGGTGGAGAACACGCTGCTGAGGCGGCAGAGATTCTTGATGCGATTATCACTGAACTAGAAGGTCCTGTCATTGTGCGCGATCTTCCTAAGAAAGAAGAGCCTGTAGCTTCTAAGTTTACGCCTTCTAAAAATGCATGGAAACTACAAAGCCCAGACAAGTTTGAGCCAGAAGGTCGCGTTGATGATGAGCAAAGTCCAGATTTTTCAGATGACCCAGAAGTTCTTGCAAACAAGTTTGGTGAAGATGCGCTTGTTGACGCGTTTATTCAAGCAATCGTTGGTAAAAAGGATTACGCGTTAGATCTTCTTGAGGATACTCCTAAAAACCAACCTGAAAAGCCGATTGTTGGTCTTGGTGTTGGTGCTCTTGATTTTAAGGGTGGCGAAGAGTGGATTCCGGCAGAGGCCATTTATCTTGCACTAAAGAAGCAAGGATATGACGCTGATCTTCTTCTTGCACAACTATATGACACAGGTTTAGGTGAAAGTAAGAATCAAGATCTTCTTAAGTCTCTTCGTAAGGAAGAAACTGTAGAGATGCAGACTCCACTACTTGACGCGATTGATCCTGATGACGCAGAGGCTATCGCAAGAGCAAACGTTGATGTTGCACTCGCAGATTCGGGGTCTGCACTTGTCTCACAGCTACTAGAACTTAACCGAAATGGCGAGCCAAATCCTAAGATTGTAGAACTTGCTGCTGCCATTAGAAATGCAAAGGGAGCTTCAGCAGGAAGCAAAGACGAAAAGATCTCAGATGATCTTCAAAAACTGCTAGATGATTACATCGGAGGAGCGCTTGACCCTGATGCATCTCCTGAGGACAAACAAGCGTTTCAAGCGCTATGGGCAACAATCACTGCTCTCGATGAGGGAATCAGTGACGGTGTAGAGGAAACTAGACTCGCACTTGGTGTGTTTGACGCAATTAAAAAGTACAACGGATCCGCTGAATGGCCAGAGGTACAAGAGTTCTTTAAGAAAAATGGAAGCATAAACGATCTAATTAAGTCAAAGCAAGCCGTAATTGATGGAAGAGAGTCAATCGACAGCGACACCTCTTTTGCTGGTGCATTCTTTAGACTTATGGTCGAGTCATCTCGGTACAATCAAACATCTTTGTATCGAGGAATACAGGTGCCAAATGACAGTGCTCTTTTAGAGAAAATTAGAAATGGAGAAGTTCTAGCGTTTGACGCTCGCTCGTTCTCAATGGATCAAAACTTAGCCAGAGTCTTTTCAGGCGGACTTAATAGCGTAAAAGACAAAACCGCTGTTGTATTTACAATCCGTCCTGATAAAGGAAGATCTGTTGATCTAAGTAGACTATCTCCTTTTGAAGAACAAGAGCATAGAGTCTTAGGTAACTTTAAGATCGTAAAAGTAAAAGAATCAAAGAACTCGGCTGGTAAGACAATTATCGAGGTTGAGATTGAGACACTGTCAAAGCGTGACGGAGTTCTTTCTGGACTAGACTCCGATTATGAGACTCTTTTAATGGAAACAAATGAATCTCCAGAGATGCCAGAAGGTTATCACAAGATTGATCCTGCCCGTTACGAGTCAAGAGCAGATCAAGAATTTCCAGAAGATTTTGAAGATAAACCAGACGCAATTGCACGTGGATATGAACGTGACTCTTTAGCAAAGTCATTTAGAGCAGCAATTGAAGATGGATCAGGCGAGGTTATTCTTGACTGGGATGATGAAAAAGAAGTCACAGTTGCTGTAGAACTTGTTCGTGACGCTTTACAAATTCAAGGTGTCGACACAAACGAGCTGTTAAATGACATCGCAAACGCAGACCCAGACGCACAGGCGTCTGATGAAGAAGCCGAGGCTGTAGAGCAGAGTGCAGATAATCCAGTTAATGCTATTCTTGAGGAAGCTAACACTGAGTATGACATGCAAAACTGGAAGAAGGTTGGTCCTCAACTTGGATCTAACGAAGGTGGTTTCTATGAGGACGCTGAAGGTAACCGTTACTATGTAAAGACTCCTAAGTCCGATCTGCACGCAGAGAATGAAGTTCTTGCTGCAAAACTTTATAAACTTCTTGGTATTAACGCGGCTGATCTTTCAATGGGCAGCGCTGCAGATGGATTACCAAAGACAGTATCGCCTGACATCATTGGTTCAAAGCAGGACCTACAGGAACAACTAAACAACCCAGAGTACCTTGCCAAGTTGCAGGAAGGCTTTGCAGTTGATGCATGGCTTGGAAACTGGGACGTTGCAGGATTAGGATTTGATAACGTAATGTCCGATGGTGATGGTAACCCTGTCCGCGTGGACCCAGGTGGAGCGCTTTTGTTCCGTGCCATGGGTAAACCTAAGGGCTCACTATTTGGCAATGATGTCAATGAACTAGACACTCTACGTGACCCTAATATGAATCCGCAGTCTGCGGCGATATTTGGCTCAATGACTGATGAACAACAAAAAGAATCAGCACGCAAGCTTCTTAACATATCAAACGATGATATTGACTCAATGGTTGATGGAATTGTTTCTGACCCAGACGCTGCGCAGGAAATTAAGGATAAGTTAAAAGCTCGTCGTAAGTTTATTCTTGACCGCTATGACCTTCTTAGTGAGGACTCATCTACGTTAATTGAAAACGTAGACGTTGAAGATGAGAACGATAAAGATCCAGAGGCTGTCTCAACTCCTGAAGGCAAGAGCAAGGAAATTGACAACCGTCTTGACACTGCTCGCAGCTGGGCTGAAGAGTACGCAGAAGACGAGAACATGCTTGCATCAGCTCGTAAGAAGTTTAGAGCTGTAGCAGATCAAATTGATAAGGTGCTCGTTGACTGGCGTAACGGTGAGATCTCTGATGAAGAACTTCCAGGTGTATTAGACGAGCTACGCGATCTTGCAGACTTTGGTAAGATTGGTGATGATACAGCACTACTAAATAACATTGATGACCTCGATGAACAGCTCATGAATCTTAAGGAGTACGTTGAGGAAGAAAATAAGAAGAA